CAATAGTTTTACTATCGTCACCTGAGTAAGTGTTGTTCGCACCACTTGGGTTAGAAGATACGTTAGTCTGAGGTACGTTGTTACTCATCATCACAGGGATGCCAGCAACTTGTTGTACCTTACCAGAAGCAAACGAACCATTACCACCTGGGTTGAAGTCAACATCTACAGTTCTTGTAGCAGACTCAGCCAATTTATAATATTCGGCCGGGGGCAATACACAGAATCTGTCTGTAGGAGGAATGTCACGTTCGTCAAATGCTTGTGCAATATCATAGATAGCACCAGCTAGTTCATCACCTGTAATACCAGCAGAAGTTGTGTTACCAGCACCAGTTGGGAAACTA